GAGATGCATCAGTAGCAATCAAATCGATAACGTTTTCCATAAAAAATTAGTTGTTATATTTTCTATTTATATCTCAGCCTTTTTGGCATCTTTTTGCATTTGAGCATCTGTTACTGATGCTTGTGCTTGAACATCTGGTTCTGTTGGAACTTGACCCATACCCATTACATCTTGACCCATTCCTTCCATACCACTACCTTCTCCTGGTTGTGGTAATGGTTCTCCTGTAATTGGATCTACTTGTGATGGATCTGGAATAATTCCTTTCTTAATTTCATCTTCAATTTGTTCATCAATCTCTATCATCTCAGAATCAGTCTGACGAAGAATTCTCTTTCTTACATATTCAGTTGAATAATACTTACCAATATACGGTTCAACTGTAGCAAGAAGTCCAAGTCTATTTTGAAGGAGTTCTGCCTCTTTTAACTCTGCAAATTGATTATCATAAAGAAAATCATACTGAATGTGATCAGACATGACTTCCCAATCTTCGGGAGTTACAATGTTTTTGAGAATCAATTGCGTTCTCAACATATCATTAAACATTTGAGCAAATCTTTTTCTCAAACGTCCAACAAATTTAGCAAATTTTAGTTCATCTCTTAAAATTTCAGATGAACGACCAAGATTAAATCCACCATCAGCAGCAATTCTTGATTCTGGGACTCCAAGTGCTCTGTAAAGTTTCTTTTGGAAATATTCAATGTCAGTAAGTTCTCCAAGATTTTGACCGCCAGGAAGTGTGGTGATTTCAGTTCCTCTACCACCTTCACGGCGAGGTAACCAGAAATCTTCCATCATACTCATAAACTTACGATCATCACGAACTTCTCCAGTGTTCGCATCGTAAACAAGTTTATTTCTATAGCGAGACATAACCTCTTTGAGGTATTGTTCTGCTTTTACTTTTGGAAGATTGCCAACGTCAATATAGAAAATACGACGTTCTGGTGCACGAGACAATCTATAAATTACAAGACTATCTTCAATCATTCTTAATTGATTGAGAGCTTTAATCGCTTTATGCATATATGAAAGCACAGTTCCCTTGTTCCTATCTACAAGACCAGAACTGCAATAAGTGATAGAATCTTTAGCAATTTTAACTGCACCTTTATTACCAGCTCCACCAGATACCATTCCTGTTGGATAATTTGGTCTTGGTGTGTACAAAAAGTATTCTTCAATCTCTGGTTCAACTACTTGGGTATCTTGTCCAGGTCTACTTAAATTTACAAGATTTCTTCTATCCGTCTTTTTTTCTTGACGGACATATCTCATCTTCATTGGATCGATGTATCTTAAATCCTGAATACCTGCTTGAGGATTTTTTACATCGATTACTTTTAGATAATAAACTCTACCATCAACATACCAATTTCTAAAAATTTCATGGCACTTTCTATCAAAGTCCATGATTTCTTTAATATATTTAAATTCTTCTCTAATTACTTTTTTAAGTTTATCACTAGCATTTAAATTAGAAAGCTCAATTTCTACTGGAGAATCATAAAGATCACTAACAAGTGCTTCGTTTACAACATCTTCAATGGCACCATCACACTCTGGATGAAGTGCCATTTCACGATATCTTTTAATTAGATCGTGCTCTGAACGATATACTCCTTCAATGTCGATGTATTGTCCATAAAAACCACTAGCAATATAATTATCAACCCCGTCCTCATTGGTTTGAGGAACGGGGGATACTACTGAGGGTGGTGTTTTCTGGCTATCTTCAATAGAAAAACCAAAAAGTTTTGCCATAGTATAATCTTTTATCTTTTATTATACACTATTTAGTTGATGTCTTCTCCACCAGCATTTGCAGCATTACCTCTTACTGCTTCCCACCATTGAACTTGAAGCTCAACAGTAAACTCTTGAATTCCTTGTGCATCATATGAAAGTTCAATAGGAGCAACTTGAGTTGGGAAAACATCATAGAAATGATACTTTCTTAAAGTTTCGCCACTACGATCTAGTTGATAAACATAAGCATCTGCCTGATAATCTGCTGGATTGGTAGTACCAGTGTTATCAGATACTCTATTAATTGTATTCATCCACTTTTCAAAAGCAGAACGAATTGCAAAGTCAGTATCATTGATAACTGTGATTGTCCAGGTATCAAATGTTCTATCTCCAGCAATTTTTAGAACTCTTCCTCTAAAAGGAACTTCAATTTGAGCAACGTTTGATGCTGGTAAATTTGCTGCTTTAACAAGGAATCTTGCCTTATTTAAAATATCATTCAATCCATCAACACTAACTGCTGAAGGAAATGATAGTTCAACTTCAAATAGATTGGAGCGAGCTCCACCACCAGTTAGCTTACTCTTGAAGTCAGTAATCTTTCTTAGTGGGGGTGGATTTAGTTGATTTCTAGTTGCCATTTTTGAATACCTCTAAGTTAATTAAACGTTACCGATTACTTCTTCAAAGGAGACGCCAGTTCTGGTGGCAACAAAGGTCAGACCAATGAAGTTAATTGATCTGTTAGGTTTGACAAAGATGTCAGCAACAAATTCATTATTGTCGATGACTGCGGCGGTGTTATTTGTTTCGTCACAAACAACAACATAATCAAAAATTCCTCTCTTAGATTGAACATCACGGAGGAATGGTTCAATGATGTTTACGAAGTTTGT